ATTTGGGAACATTTGGCCTTTTTTATAAATTGATGCCCCGGGGGTTTTCATCCGCGTGGTGGGTGCCGCTCCTTCCACCTCTCAAGTGCTTTGTCTTTGTTGGCTTGCACCGCTTCCTTCGTATGGCTTCGCATGGCAGTATGCAATGCGATATGATGTGGGATACAAACTGACATGAGGTTGAGCGGATTGTAGCACAGCCTTTCCATATCATACACCGTCGATGCCGATTCAACGGGCACGCGGTGATGCACGTCGACAGCTGCCGACACTTTTCCCTCCTGTTCGCAGAGATCGCAGAGCGGGTTCTCCATGAGCTTCCATGCTCGCAGCCGTTTCCATCGCTTGTCGTTCAGCAGTCGCTGGTAGTTCTTATCTCTGCTCATCAGTAGTCGGCTTTGTCTTCCGCGTCGTCCGTCTGCGAGAACTGTATGAGACCAGTCATCGCGTCGGGTGTGCGGTGTTTCTTTTGCTTTGTCCGTTGGCCGTATTCTATCGGCTTGCCGTAATCGTGCCGGTTACAATCCTCGAAGTCGCGGCGCATGTCGGCGTTGAGTTGTTCGATGGTATGCGCGTCGATAAGTGTATCGAGCAGCTCGAGGATGCTGTTGCATTCCATATCTATTGCGAGGTGTCGCAGTCGGCGGTATCGCTCAGGCGACAACAGCTCGATGGCTCGTTCCAATATCTGTTGGACATTCTCGGTCTGATCCCACACACCCATGAACGGCTTGCGCACCAGGATGCACCGCTGGCCTTTCCTCTTCCCGGTTGGATCGGTGAGCACATAGATAGCTTCGGTCACTTCCTTCTTCACCGTGGGATCTGCCAAGTTGAAGCAGTCCTTCCATCCGTCCATGTGCTCGAAGATGCTCATCACCTTTTCCATCTCTGGCGTGAGGTTGTGGCGGTCATCCATGTATCTGACTACGCAGTCGCACATCATCTGGAGCATTCGGTAGGCTTTCATTCCGCGCTTCTCACAGATGCGGTTGATGCGTCGCTTGACGTATGGCACCACCTTCGTAGCTATTGATTCGTATTCACTTTCCATAAAGTTCAAGGTTTAGGCGTTGTATTAATTCCCTGACAGCTGGGCTGTCGAGGATTGTCTTGTCGGGTTCGTGAGAGTCTATCATACGCAGCACCACGTCCGCGATGTCAGCATGCTCACCGTCCTCCGCTATCCACCACCTCTTCACGGGATCGGTGTTCACCGTCAGGTGTCGGTAGCCGATAGCGTCGGCGGTGTCCTTCCATCTCTCCACTCCGTCGCGGTCAGGGTATAGCACGATGCTCCTGCCTCGGTCGATGAGTGGCTGGAGTCGCTCACGGGTGAGGTTCGTCTTACTTCCGCACGCCAGCCATAGTGTCTCGCTCAAGCAGCCGTAGGCAATAGACATGATGAGCGCGGTCTTCTCACTCTCCACGATGTTGATGGTCGCATTCGGGAACTTATCCACAAGGTGCATCCCGAAGTAGGTGCGCTTCCAGTCCATCTTGTCGCGGTCGTAGTGTGGCGATTTGGGCGAGCGGAACAGCCAGGCATGCACCCAGTCGGTGGTGTTCCTCGCTCCGTCCTCCTTCTTCATGCGGTGGCCGTTGTACTTGTAGCGTATCATCTTGCCGGTGCATAGGTCGCCCACTTCGTCGAGGTACCAGAAGATCGTGAACTGTTCATGGTGCTCGGTTGTCGCCGTGCCGACATAGTAGGCTCTCAGGGCTTTCGATATTCTCGCCTGTTGGATGGTGTTCCAGTTATGCGAGCAGATCCACTTCACGAGCGGATCGTTCAGTAATCCCTTCGTGCTCCTGTGGTACATCGACATCGGCAGCGTTATCAGCGGTCGGTTGTCAGGCACGATCGTGAATTCGCGCGGCTTGGCTTTCGGCACGTTGCGGAACTTCTCCGAGCCCTCGACCTCGATGCCGTACTTTCGTCCGAGGTAGCGCAGCGCGTCGGGGTAGCTCATCCCTCGCCCTTCCATCAGATAGTACACCGCATCGCCGCCTTTCTCGCAGCTGAAGCAGTAGCACATGTTCTTCCGGGGATTGACTGAGAACGAGCCCGTGCGCCTGTCGGGGTGGAACGGACACAGACACTCGTAGCCGTTGCCGGCTTTGTGGATGTCTGGCTGGAAATCTCTTATAACTTCCACGATGTCCACCGCGTTCATTATCTTTTTAATGGTTTGTTCGCTTATCATCTTTACTGATTACATGTTAGCTAATTCGCGCGTGCGCGTGGCGCGTGTATGGCTCCCGCGAACCTTGCACCAGCCCGCACCTATCGGGCGGGGTGCATGGTGCTCGTGAGCTCACGCCCTTTTTGGTTTACCGTTTCTATAAACCTTTAGGTTTATATATTTTCGCGGTTTACCGTTTTTCGTTGATTAGAATGGCATGTCTTCAGGCGGCTGGAGCATGTAGTAGCCATTCACTTTTAAAGTGGATTCTACCAACAATTTCAAATTGATTGCAACCTGAAGATCGGCTTGTTGTCTGCCATCGTTCTTCTGTCCTCCTATCTCACCGAAAATTTTCTTTTTCACATCCTTTCGACTCATCGGCCAGTCGAGCATCTCGTTGGCTTTGTTTATCCATGCGGTGATTTCTTCCACGCTGTCGGCCTCAGGCTCAACCCTGTGCGTGATACCTGGGATCGTCGTTATGCGTGGCACACCGAGGTTCCCGGCATCGTCGGTTACCTCGAACGTCCAATCGTCCATGTCCTTGCCTCGAGCATCTTGCTGGCGTACCGTGAAGTTCACCATGCCGTCCTTCTTTTGCTTGATGCTGACAAGGGTGTCGGTCACTTTGTTGCCGAGCTCCGTGCCTAAATGTCCGCGCATCTTGCTCTCGTCGTCATTCCCTGGGCGTGGGTTCAGGTGTAGTGCGCACCATATACAGATGCCGCGCTTCTCAGCCAATGCCATGAGTCTGAGGACGAGCTCCGCCGATTGTGTGTTGTCGTTGAAGTCGCCAATGATGTCGCGCACTCCGTCAATGAATACGATGTCAGGTGCCAGTATTTCGATGGCTAACCGAATAAGACGGAACCGCTTCTCGTAGGCTTTTTCCTTGTCGTCGTCTTCGATGGTGCGCAGCCATAGCACGTTCATCCGATCGTTGGGCTCTTTCATATCCCAGTTACATAGCCAGTGGACACGTCTGAGCACCTTCGCCGAGTTGAGTTTCTCCATCTCGGTGTCGACATATAACACCTTCGGCTCGTGCCCGAGGTGTTCAATGGTGCGGTCAGGCACCCGAAGTCCCGGAAGGAACTTCTCAACCCTTTCCGTGCCGTTACCGAGGATGGCCGCCATGAGCTGCGTCAATACGAACGATTTGCCGTTCTTTTTTTGGCCGCTGATGGCCTGAATGCCTCCGAGCGTACTGAACGGCACACCGTTGTATTCGAGCATGTAGAACGGCTCTGGATAGTCCTCACGAGGGTTGAGAAGATATGGTCGGATTTCCTCGAAGCGTGTCTGCTCGGCAATATCTTCCATCTCCCTGCCTGTGGGTATGTTGGGTAATATATTCTCTTCGTTCATCATAGTTTTCAAATAAAAAAAACAGAGAACGGCATTCTAACGTTACTGCTTGGCCGTGGCTGTTTATGCCCTTATCAGCATTTCTCTCTATTAGTTAAAATGGCAGATCGTCGTCCTCGTCCTGTGCTGGTGGGAGTGGAAGTTCCTTTTCCGCCTGTTGTGTCTGTTCGGTTTGTGGTTCAGGCTCATCCAAGTGTGGAGCACTTGCCACCTTCTCGCACTTATAAACTCGGAGCTCGTTGAACCATTTGTCCTGATATTGCCGGATATTGTGCGAGAATCCGATAATAACCTCGTCGCCTTCATGGAGGTTGTATTCCGCGATGCGATCGTTCATAATACTGAGCAGCACCCTGTCGCTCCATCGGTCGGTGTCATTCTCGAAGTACTCGAAAATGAAGTCCTGACGTTGCCACTCGTTGCCTGATTTATTCGTTCCCGTCTGTATCGGGAGCAGTCTGTTGATTCTTCCTTGAAATTCCATTTTCTTTTTTTTCTTTTTTCTTTAATAATTCGATGATAGTTTTTTCCGTTGCTTCTTGAAATAGTTTGCACTCGCGGTATAATGAGTCGAGTGCTGCGGGCTTGTTCGGCATAGGGTCGCCGTAGATGCACTTGCGAATGTTGTGCCCGTTGATGAGCTGTGACATGGCTCGGTATTTCATAACCTTGCCAGAGCTCCACGCCACGGGATCAATTCTTATAATCACCATGTGATCGCCTCCGAAATTACGCATAACGCGATTAATACTACCGGCGCAATAATGCCGTAAATGATCCACTCTCTCTTTGTGAAGTTCTCCTTCTGGTAGTCCTCCATGAATGCTTTGATAAATTCTTTCATAATATTGTGATTTTAAAAATGATTTCATAAAAAGAGGCCGACCTTCTCAGGCAGGCCTGTCGGACAAAATGAGAATATTGATAAAGAAAAAAAATAGTGTCTGACTCTCCTCTGCGTTAGTGGCTTGGAATCACGCACCATAATGGTGGCCGCATTAAAGTCACTTTTGAAAGGCTGCTTGCATCGGCTCGTATGAGTTGCTTGCTTCTACCGACCCATCCATTTCCGCGAATCGTTGCCTATCGTTTCCATGCCACTTCGCTGCCTCCTCCTGACCTGTGGTTAGTCAGATCGTTCGCTTGCGCTTTTCCGCGATTTTGTGGAAGGTGCGGGAGTCGAACCCGCTTGTCCGAGGCTCGCTGACATCCTACGCATTTAATCCGTATGTCAGCCCATTGCTTCACCGTTCAGCCTACCTTCCTACCATTATAGGTTTTTCATCCGGCCGTCTCTTATCATGGCCTGTATTTCACTTAATGGGTAGCCCCACCGAGTGGTGTGCTTCTCTCCGTCATCTCCCTGGAACTCGATGCGCTCGCGTGGTAACTTCCATCCGTACCGCTTCAGCCAGTCCTTTGTAATCATACCGAACTGTTGGCAGAGCTCGTTGGCATCCAGCCATCTCTCTCCGTCCATGCGATCGCGTTCCACAATGGCAGCTTTCACCGCCTCTGCAATCATCGTCCGTGTTTCTTTGTCTAATTTCTGCATGGGTTACTTTGTCCTTGTTATTGATACGGCTACGGCATCGTAGTCAGGCTTCACAACAAACTCCAATCCCTCCTCCTGCTTCACCTGAGTGGCTGTCACTCGTGCCGAGGACACCTTCTTCGCATCATTCAACATGAAGATGCGCGTCTGACCGATGTGCATGTCGCGGAGCTCTTGTCTGGTTACTTTGTCCTGTCTCATTTCTTAAACTTACTTAAATAATCACACATTTTTGTTTTACAATCGGGAAAATATCCGTATATTTGCATTCCCTACCTTCGCAAATTAGGCGGTTTTCGTGTGATAAGTGTCGGATTCCGTCTGACGGATATTTTTATGCCCGATTGAAATCTTACTTACTTTTGGGTGCAAATATAAGTCAAAAATGTAGGATAAAATAATTTTTCCCTAAAAAAGTGTAGGGAATTAAGATTTTTTAAGACATAAAGGTATGAAAGTGAAGCAAAATTTCCAAAATGAAAGACAAAAGCGTCTTATTGAGGTGTATAATCATTTAAGAAAGCATTTCGCCGTTCATACAAAAACGGGATTTGCGGAAGCACTTCATTATGGTCGCACCTCAATGAGTGCAGCACTCAATGGTAAGGCTGAATATTTAACGGATGCGTTAATGAAAAATATTTGCGATGTGTATCCTGGCGTGTTTAACCTCGACTACCTTCTAACGGGTGAGGGTGAGCTGCTGGCATCGACTCAGGAGGAACCGACAAGACACGAGGTGTCTGAAGACATTCATCAACCTATTCCCGGATGGGCTGACAACTTTTTCGAGATTATGATGGAACAAGTAAAACAAAACGAAGCCCTCCACCGAGAGCTCCGCCAGTCAATCGCAGATCTTAACGCACTGAAATCAGACCTTCAGCACATTATAAATAATATAAGATAAAGTGTTAAATCAATGCCAAAACATTCCCCATTTTTCCACCCACCCCTCGCAAACCCCTATAAAATAAGGCAAACCCCATAACCCGTCATAATCCCGCGGGAGTCACTTTTTACAAAGTGGGGATTTGCTTATAAATAGGCACTTCCCCACTGTTTATTAGGGTTCCGGGAAGATGTGGGGAATGATTGGGTAAGGCGAAAAAGTGGGTTTTTGGGGGATTTTGGGATATAAACGAATGCCAAATCCTTACCCATATTTCGGGGATGGGTAAGGATGGGGAAGGATTTTAATAAAAATTAAAAAAATAAGACTATGACAATTAACTTGGTTTTCGACCATCGGGGCCGCACGCAAGCGGGAAAAGAAGGCCCGATTGAGGTGCGTTTTGCGCACAATAACAAAATTTTTTATGTCAATACCGGCATAAAAGTGTTGTCGTCGCAGTTCCGCGACGGCAGAATCGTCAATCACGGCAATAAGAATGAACTGAATGAACGCCTTGCAGTGGTTGTTTCCAAAATGGAAAAAGCCATAAGTCGTTGCATCAATGAGGGCAGAACCATCGACGTGGCTGAAATCAGAAGACAAATATATAATATAGAATGTACGCGCGAGGATGAGAAGCGTGCGATGCTTGACTGGCTGACCGAGCAGGTGCCTCTCCTGAATATCGGCTCAGGAACACGGCGGAGGTATGACACGCTGATCAGGCGCATGGAGGAATATGGTGAGCTCTCAGCGTGGAATGATTTGACGGTGGAGAACATATACAAGTTCGACCGCTGGCTCCACCAGAGGAAGAAGGCACAGTCTAACGGCGACATCCAGGCAGGGAGGGAAGCGGAGTGCATCGGCGACGCTGCTGTCTATAATTATCATCGCACCCTGAAGCATCTGTTATCTCGGGCGGTGAAGTTCAACATTATTGAAAAAAATCCTTACGACCGCATAAAGGGCGAGTTCCGCAAGGGTATCAAGGAGAGCGTGGAATATCTCACCGAGGAGGAGATCGCGGCCATCGAGAGCCTGCATCCAATGGAGGGCAGCCGGATGGCGATGGCCCGTGATCTGTTCGTCTTTCAGATGTACACAGGCCTTGCTTACAGCGATGCCCAGGCATTCGATATGTCGGACTATAAAAAGCAGAACGGGCAATGGGTTCATGTCGGTGAGCGTATAAAGACGGGCACGCCGTATGTGAGCCAGCTGTTTCCGCCTGTCGTCGAAATTCTGGAGAGGTATGGGTGGCAAGTGCCGAAGATTGGGAACTCGCAATATAATATATGCCTGAAAACTATCCAGGAGGCACTTGGTATCAAGACGCGGTTGCACTCACACCTCGGCCGTCATACCTTCGGCACACGGATGCTGGCGATGGGCGTGAAGATTGAGAACGTGGGGAAGATGCTCGGGCACAGAGATCTGAGCATGACGCAGCGTTACGCGAAAGTGTTGGCGCAGTCAGTCCACGACGACTTTGAAATGGTTAATAAAAAACTTTTTAATAAAAAACAAAAATGAAAAAGACAATTTTAATGGCGGCAGTTATCGGAATGGTGCTGTCCGCGTGTGAGAAACCCCTCGCGTTTATCGACGAGGAAAGTGGTGAACCTACTGAAAATGTGATGCAGAAAAAGTTCACGTTCACGATCAAGGGTGACTTTAACAAGCCAATATTCAAAGCACAGCGTCGCGCCTATCTTCAGGCCGACGGCAAAGACATGACCGACTTGTGGGTGTTTGATTATGTGAACGGAAACTGCGTGCAGTCACTTCATCAGGTGGCAGAGGATGAGGACTTCGGCAGACCAACGATGTCACTCAGTTATGGCACTCATCATGTGTATTTCGTTGCCTCTCGCGGTGCGGAACCTGCAATCGACATGGATACGCACATAATCACATGGACGACCGTGCGCGACACATTCTGGAAAGATTATGAGGTTGAAGTTGTCCAGACATCAAATGGCAACCGTGCCGTGACTCTCGATCGTGTGGTGACAAAGTTACGCGTGGCTCCCACGGATAAGGTGCCCGCAAGCATCGCATCGCTATCCGTCACTCCCGACACATGGTATTATGGCCTTGACTTCGTAGCCGGCACACCGACAAACGGACAGAAAAAGGAAATATCCGTGAACGTCCCAGACTCATACATTGGCACGACTGGCGAGCTGTCTCTGTCGGTATTTGGCATGAACGGCGCGGATGAGTGGACTACCGATGTGGCTGTTCAGGCGAAGGATGGCACGGGTGCGGTTATCGGCTCGGCTTCCATTACATCCGCACCATTTAAGGCAAACCGCTCGACGGAATACTCGGGTGAACTATTCGGGAAAAGTGGGAGCACCACTGTCAGCCTTAACGCAGTATGGAGCGACCCGGTTATCGGTACATGGTAAATGAAAAAGAGCGGGGATCAGTCCTCGCTCTTTTTGTTTAAATCCGCCATTAATGCTGTCAGCTCATTCTGTTCCTCCTCACTAATCAGCCGGGAGGGTGTTTCCTCCTCGTCAAATGGCAATGGTATCCACTCGTGCGGTAGTTTGTCCATCTTGTGGAATGCGGAGAATGAGGCATAAGCGCAAAGGCGGAGAAGCTGGTATTTCAGCCCGTCCCTTCGGCGGTAACCGCGTATGATGCGGTGAACTTCCCAGAATTCGATGTCGTAGAGGAATTCCCGCCTCGGTATTCCGATCTCGCCCACGAGCAACTGATAGATGTCGAGGGCCGAGGTCAGTTTTTTGATTTGTCAGAGGTAGGTGCGACATCACTGTCTGACACCTCATACCATTGGTTGCGAAGGTCGAAAATAACCTTTAGCGCATCGACGATTTCCTGCGGCTTCGCCTCATACATAAGGTTCTCATCCTTCACAGGCGGCTCCTCGTTCTTGCTCTGATAGTATGCCATGAGCGCGGCGAGGATCATGTAGACGATGTGCTCAGGATTTGATGCGTCGAAGTTGTTAATGTCGTTCCCGGTGTACTTCATGAAAGCAATTTCAGTAGCGTAGCACCACGCCACCGTCACCTCTTTCCCGGCGATTGTGATATTTCCTTTTTTCATAGTTCCGTTCAAAATGCCCGCAGGCATATTCCTGCGGGCGGTAAACAAACAATTTATAATTATGATGACAGCGCAAATTATTCGCTATCAGCGGCAACGGCAATGCTGCCGTAGCCTGTGAGAGTGTAGTTGTATGTGGTGTTCTGCTTGTTCGGTGCCGAAATCTGCAAGTTTGTCAACTTAGCAGTGCCCGATGCGATGGTCTCATCGATCGTGCGGTTGTTAGTTCCGGACATAAGGCAGATACGCCAATACAAGAGAGTGTCGCTTACATTGGTAAGCATATCATTCAGAGTGTTCGCCGTGTTACCGCCGAGAGAGTCGTCTGGTGTCAGCACGAGAGCCGATCCCGTGATTTCGTATGACTGTCCCGTGATCTCATAGTCCATCCAATCCCCTGTGGTATCCTTTGTTGAGGAGTCCTCGGTCTGTGCGGCAAGGTGAAGCTGCATTTCTTTGGCAGCTGCGATCACTTTCGACGGGTTTGCCGTCGTAGCGAGCAATAGTCGTATATATTGTCCTTTCTGCATAACTAACTAAGGGCTCCAGTGCCCTGGATTTGGATTGATGTTGAGACTGTTTGACGATCGTTGAACACGAATGTGAGGTCGGTGATGTATCCCGAGCCGCTGCGCTTGAAGTTTGCGCTGGCCGGAGTGCGGTTCATCGTACCGGCAGCTCCCGTAGTCTGATCCCATGCGACGGACTGTGCCGTGCGTGAGCGGAATGCCTGAATGAGCGACTGCATGTCGTCGGTGTCGCCATTGTATGAGTCCACCTGAACGTTCCACGACTTACTGACTACCGTCTCCTGACTGAACAGTCCCTCGGTGTCCTTTGTCGATGAGTCCTCGGTGTTCCCTTGAAGCGTCACTGTGCAGCTCGTGGCATCTACCACTGCGTCGCCGTCGAGGAATATTCTGAAGTTCTGGCCTTTAATCTTACTCATTGTCGTCTTCGTTTATAATTTCCACGTCACACTGATAGGTCAAGGTCTGCCAGTAGCATGGCTTCAGTGAGTCGTACTGTATAGCTTGCGCGGCGAACTGATAATCGAGGATGGGAGCGTCTTCCGTCGTCATATAGGTGAGGATCGTATCGCGTACCTTCTGCGCGAGCTCGTGCAGGGCAGTGAGCGACTCCGCAACCACCTCGACACCGATGTTCACCACGTCAAACTCACCCTCGTAGGTGTTGTCCTTCGTCTGGGCATCATTGTTCAGTCCGTCGAAGGTGACTATTATGTACGGCACGGGCACGTTATCGATGTCCTCGTCAGGGAGAGGGATGGCCGTACCGTATAAACGGCTGCCTATCGTGTCCATGAGCTCGGACGACGTTGTGAGTGCCTGGATGAAGATGCTGTCAGTGGCAAGGCCCATACTATCGTGTTTTTTAAATTATCACTTCTCAAAAGGGCGCGGGTGGCTCGGCTGTTACCTCGAGCTCCTCACCCGCAAGCCCTGGAACTATGAAGTTCAGAGAAGAAAATGAAGAGAATTATTCAGTGTCTGGCTCAGCCTCGACGAGTTTGATGAGCTTGAATGCCTGTGGCTTGTTGGAAATATTGCCGTTCACCTTGCTCGAGAGCTCTGTAAGAGAATACTCGGTGTTGAGCACAAGCACTGTGGTGTTGCGCTTTGCAACCTCTGCACTCTGAGCGTCGATGGTGAAGCGCACCTCTCCGTGCTGCTCATATGCCAGATAACCCCAGTGACCGATACCGATGTAGAGGTTTCCGTCTGGCTTTGGCACGCCAGCAGAGTCGAGTGCGTAGTTCACATATGGGCTCACCTTGTAACGATAGCCGACACAGCGTCCGTCCTGGATGACGGTGCGGTCGCCAGCTTGTCCGGGGATGGCCTTTGTGAACATGAGCTCAGTCTCTACTTCCTTGCTCATTACAAGCTCGGGCTCACCCTCGAAACCGAGATCCCACATCGCGGCGATCTTCTTGGCGATGTTCTTGCCGACGTTCTCGTCAAGAGCAACCTCCTCGGCCGTTACTGATGCGAACGGACTCTTCAGATAATTCTCAAATGCAGCATGGCTGTAGATGTGAAGAGCGGCGAACTTTGCAAATCCCTTCTGGAACTTGTAAGTGATGAAGCCGAGCAGGTCGAATGCAGCGTTGTCGATGGCACGGTTAGACACTGCGATGGAAGCAGCTACGCGCTCGGGGTTAGCGTTGAGCTTTGCGAAGTTGATAGCCTGCTCGCCGATCTTCTCAACCTCACCGGCTACGGTGAACTCAACATCGTCGATGGCATACGGCCATACCTCGTTGCCAATCACACCTGTCAACAGACGGAGATCGTCAGGAAGTTCAAGGCCTGCAACCTTTGTGTCGATAAGCTCGTGAATGGTGAGGGGCACTGCACCAGCTGCCTCAAGGTTGGCGGTGCTGTTGCCGTCTGCCGTGTCCTTCAGTATTGTCGTACTGTTAGCTGCCTCGCGGACGGTGAGCTCCTCAGAGAACGACTCGTGCTTCTCTTTCACGCTCTTCAGCAACTCGCGGAGCTGCTGGCTTTTCGACTTAACCTCGCGATACTTGGCGAGTTCGTCGTCTGTCATCATGCCCTGGAGCTCCAGGCGGTTTCTGTTGTCCTCGCGGATCAAGGCATCGTATTGCTGCTCCTCCTGAGCAGTGAGGGCGCGGTTCTCGCGCTGTGCTTTTTCATCGAGCTGGTCAAGCTCGGCCAGAATGTCGTGGTGACGCTTCTGAAGTTCTGATTTTGTTTTTCCCATTTCAAAAACGTTTTTAAAAATTATTAAAAAATAGAATTAAACATTTCATCAAGATTCCTCCGCTGTTGGCGGTGGCGATAGTGTGTCAGGATGAGCTCGCGCTTTCCATCCTCGTCGTCTTGTTCATCCGACTCCTCTGGAGCTGCCTCCTCGGTGTCTTCGCATTTCTGCTGCTCGCACTCCTTCTTGTCGTCAGGATTCTCGCAGGTAGCCGGTTCTTCACTCTCTACGGCATCCTTTTTCTCTTCTTCCGGGGTGGTTGCATCGTCATCATCGTCACGTTTGTCATCGCATTCCTCTTTTGCTATTTCTCTTACATTGACAGATGTTTGGACGTATGCTGGATCCATCCCCAGTGTGAGAGCTGTTATTGCCGCGAAGGAATGGTGAATGATAGTCACCTCGTCACCCTCGACGCGCTTCTCGTAATCTTTGGGGTAGAACTCGAAGGAGCAACCGCTATACACACCCGTGCGTACCAGTTCCAGGGCACGATCGCCCAGGTCGCAGCGTGGTGCGTCAAACTCGAAATTGACACCGTTCTCGTCGACAGACATACGGAGCGACGAGTTGGCCGCACCCTTGTTGCAGCGCGCTATTGTCAGCTCGCGCTCGTGCAACAGATTCAGTTTAACGTCCTGAGTGTTCAGGAACGGCATCGTCACCGCTTCGGGGAGGATGATCTCTCGGAATCTTTCTCCCCAATCGTCAAGAACCTGTGACTCTCTATTGAATACGATGGCCGTGCCTGTGATGGTGCGAGACTGGCTCTGCGCATCCTCACCCGTTTCTCTAACGGCCAGCTGGCAGTCAATAGTTCTGATTTCTCGTTTTGTTGCATTCATGTTTATTTTAAAAAAATGATTCTATTCTTGTAGATTTTCCTCTTCAGGGTTTACTTCTGGTTGTTCTGCCGGACGACCTCCGCCGTTTGTCATCAGCTTGTCGGAGCCGATGACGGCGAGGTTCGTCGAGACGTAATGGATATCACCCTTTTCGATGCTCGGCAGATCGTACTGGTTACGGAGCTCGTTCGGGCTCTTCACGCCGCACTCAAGCAGCATCTTATCGATCTCTGCCTGTCCCTTCGCGTCGAGACGACGGAGTGCAAGCTCGCAGACATGGATTCGTCTGCGTCCCCAGTCCGCACGGCGGATGAGCTTACAGTTGAACTCGTCCTCCCACTCGCGGATACGAGGGCCGATGGTGCGCAGCAAGAACTCCTGCGTGGCGTGCTCCGGCATTTTGTATGAACTACCCTGGTCTTCCATCATCATAATGCGCGGAATACCGAGGACACGGGCGAGATCGTTAACCTCGAATCCACGATCTTCGAGCAGTTTCAATTCCGATGCCGTTTGGCTGATGATCTTCGCGTCGGCCACATTGTCGAGCATTACCACGTCGTTCGACTGCCACTCTGAGGAGAACTGCTGTGTCATCTTGCGCAGCTCTGCTTGGTTGGCGCGGCCACGGGTGCCCAGGGTGGGGGATTTTTCCTCCTGAACGAGCACCTTGTACTTACCGCCCTTCGCTACATCCTGGAGTGTCTGATCGTCGGCTGTGGCGGCTATCGACAGGGCTTTCATGGCGAAGTCAATAACCGGCAGACCGCGATACATCATGTCGTCCATGATGACATTCTTGAAGTGCAACACCTCCGACGACGGGACGTTGATCTTCACCGACGGCATCCCATCGCGGTTGTAGACCACATCGTAACTGTCCGAGGGCGGCACATAGCAGCCGTGTGTGCAAAGCCAGAGATTAATGGGATCGCCCCATGTATCGCGCTCGATATAGACGTAGGCATTACCGAAGTATATGGTGCGATAGACGATCTGCTCCTGCATCTGCACGGCGGTCATCATCGGATTCGGACGGACTTGCAACAGGTAGTTGATATTTCGGCCGACACCGCGCATATCTTCCACATAGTTGCCTCCCTCGCCGTTGAGCTTTTGGTATTGCGTAACCATCTGCCCCATTGTTTGCATTATAAGTGTCACGCCGCGATACCATGCGGGAACGAGAAGGCTCCGCTTACCGCGAGGCATGATGACGTTCGCCTGCCAGTCGGCACCCTTCGGCACTTGATTCTCAGGAGCCGAAGGATCGGTTGTCGATGGCACGGGGTTCGGCTGTATGCCGACCTCCCTCCGCTGGAACATTTTAATGAAGAAATTATCCATAATAATCGCTTATTTTATTCGCTGAGGTTTACTATTTTATCCCGTGTCACCAGTAGCGGATAAGTGGCGGCGTTGGGGAATTTCCAGTCTATCCATGCGGACGCAATCCGCTCCCCAAACTGACCGCCGACACGTCTTTCATGCGTGAGGCCGAACTGTGCGAGGTGGTATGCCTCAGAGTTGGCAAGGACACGCTTATCTATGTCTCCGCCGATGCGCTGGAGGTATTCCTGGGCGACATCCCACATCACATCGAGAAGCTCGATGAAGTCCTCTTTCTTCAGGATGAACATCGTGGCGAGGTGCATCCTTCTGCTGTATAGCTGGTTTTTCCATGCTGGGAGGAAATCTTTATATTTCTCGCTGATTATCTGAGTGCATATGTCAAGATCTTCGGGGTTGCCCCATGTGGCGAACTGATTCTTCATCGGCATTCCGAGGTCGAATAGTTCGGTCGTGATGGCTCCTTTTTTCTCGATGATCTTGGCGATGTCCGGCACGTCGTTCATAAAACCGAAGTAGCGGCGGTAATGACAGAAGCCGATGTATTCGGGCAAGCGTTTTCTCTCGCTCACCCTCTTCATGTGGAGCAGCTCTGAATAGAACGGCCCTGGCACTCCGTCACGGCTGTCGCCACCTTTTCGGCTGTCCACGACCTCATAGACGGGGTTAAATGCGACAGGCTCGAAGTCGGCATGGGCGCAGATGTATATCTTCGCGTTTTTGTTGTCTTCGATGTGCCACAGATCACGATGGTCGGCTATCCATTTCTGCTGATTCTCGAGGTCTTTCTGCCTCCACGATCCGCCATGATAGTGAATGTAGTGCATGTCGAGGTTTTGGTAACACCTGCAAACAAGCTGTGGCTTTGTCTTGCGTATGTCATCGAGCAGACAGGCACCAGTGTCCCACCAGTTGCCGGGGTGGTTCTCGCCGTGCTGGAGATTCCAGCTTCTCTCGGGATCGAAATACCTCGCGCTGTTGGCCGTCAGGAGTGGCACGTTTATATAGCACAGCCAGGGAAGGATGCGGTCTTTTTCCCTATTCCTCCCATACATGTGCTTAACCTTGCCACAGGCGGCATATTTCTCATCCCATAAAAAATCGAAGTTTTTCCTTATCAAAACGTCCGACTCCATCAGGATAAATCCCTCCGGGATGAGCTCCCACAACTTCTGCACGCTGAGCATGTGCTTCACGCTGCCGTGATTACTCAGCTTCGCCATGCGGATTTCCTTGTCGGGGTACTTGGCGAGCTCTGCCTCGAAGTCCACATATTGGCCTTTGCGGTTATTGATTACCTTCACACCCTTCATCCGCTTAGTGAACGGGCGTGTGTCACTGTTGTCGAATACAATTATCTGATAATTCACCATGCTGTGCTTCCGTACGCTCAGGATGGCGGCCTCGGTGAGCTCTGGTGTGTTGTAATGGATGATTGCTATTGTCTTCATAGTTCTTTAATATGTCGGTGTTGACGGTTGCCCTGGCGACGGGTTGACAATCGCCTGTGCGTTGAATTGTATCGTGTTAGTGATAAAATCGGGATGGAAGGTGTCGGGGAGGACCTGATAGGTTGTTCCCTCGAAGATTATACGGCTGCGCATGTTGGTGAATTCGTTCCAGTTCATCCTGACAATCACCACGCCGTAGGCGTCCACCGCCCCGGCATTGAGTGCCGTCTTGCCCTTGGCCCAGTCGACAGCTGCCCATACGGTGCCTGCATCCTCCCATTCAATGCCGGAAGAGTCGAGGCCGTACTTCCCGACCTCGGCTTCCTTCCTGTTCTGTATTGTCACGCGGTACTTTCTCATACCGCTTGCGAATCCTGTTGTCATTTATTTATTTTTTCATCAGTTCTGGAATATCCGTCAGAGCCTGGGCATATATCGCACGGGCTCCCTTTTGAGTCGGGTGCAAGTTATCATTACTAAGCATTCCCGACAACCATGTACCATCAGACTGTGCTCCTACGGCGAGAGATGCGTCGAGGTATCTGTAACCGCTGGCACGCACCCACGCGCATTTTTGCTCATTAGCCACCGACGGAACAGTCGGCGTGCAGTACAGGATAGGCGTAAATCCGAATGTCTGCGCGAGAGTGAGGAATCCCTGGACGAAGCCGAGCCATATTTGATTTGGTGCGCCCGAGGTGTCGGAGCCGTCATTCATACCTGAGCACCATATCACAACCTTCGGTGCACCAAGACGCAAGACGTTGCGGAATGATCGCATCAGAGTCCTGTAATTACCGCCTGAGAGGTTATTGGCAAGGAATCCGACCTTATTATCATTGATCGGGTAGTACAACCACCTTGCGGAATCGTCATACGACAGATAAGAGTCACCGACGATCCACACCTCCTTGTCGATGTCGAGTGGGGAATAAGACAGACGCACATTGATATTGGCTGATCCTGTGTTTTTGACAGCCGGACTGCCTCCTGTCGTATAGTTCAATGTGGTGGTGTACTTCACACCATCACAGAACATCGTTATCGTCATCGTTCCACTATCATTCTGAGCTATTGACACCACATTCCTCGTGCCTATCGTAAGCCCGTGCGTGAGCGTAGTCTCGAGCGACCATGAATTGAGATAACGGTATACCTTTATATTCGTCGCATCGATGTCGAGATAGACGGAAGAGAAATAAGAACCTGTATTGCCAAAGCGTATCGACGTAAATGAACCGAGAGCGACAGACATAATGGAATTTTTCCGAGCAAAGACCATTGGAAGATATAGCGTGGAATCACCAGCAAGTGTCGCATCCTCCGCCACAAACGCCTGTCCTTTCGTCGTATCGTCGGCGATGTATTCCTCGACTTGTATCTTCACCTTCTCATTGCCTGTGGCTATATAAGTCGACGGCGGTGTCATATAGATCATGCAGATATTTGTCGTCGATGGCGTGTAGTCAATCGTCTGTGTCTTGTTCGTCGCCTTTGATGCAAAGGACATGTCCTCGACAATTCCAGTGCCGCTGTTTGTTGTCGCGCTTTGTATCTTCGACAGCGTGGCAGATGCCCACCCTTCTGTCGTGAGTGTTATGCGGTATGTCCGTCCTGACTCGAGGACTGCGCCCATAGGCGCGTAGGTGTTACCAGCACCGCCTTTCGTATCTGTGCTCGCTATCAGCCGGCGACCATTGCCGAACACTGCATTATCCAGGGCATCGATGGATGTTTCATGCGATGCGCTCGCAGTGCGGAGCTCTGTGATATAGTCATAACTTGTTGTCGTGAGTGTTTCGATAGTCACCTCCTCCGTGCCGAGGGCGGAATAGCCCGAAGCATGGCTGACGTAGATATATTTAGCATTAACCGTCGGTGTATAATTGAACTCATACGTTTTGTTGAACTTGTCGTCGCCCATCAGGGTGAGCAGATTGTCCACACCACCGCCGCTTGTCGAAGCAGATCCTTTGCACGACATTATGGTTGTGCCCGTTCCTGAAGAGCGATATCCTGAGAACGTGAGCCGGATGCGGTATGTGGTGCCGCTGGAAAGTGTGCGGCCGATCGGGAAGTACTGTGTGTAAGATGATCGTGCCGTCGTCTGGGATGAGTCGACAGTGGTTGTCGAACCTTGTATCAATTCCTCAACTTCTGCCACAGCTCCGCTGGTTATGAGGTTATCACTGTCAGCCGTCGGCGTGTCGTCGATGCCTGAGTCAATCGTCGCACTGGCTGCCGAGGATGTGATGGTCGCCACGATGTTATGAGCTCCGATCATGACGCTGGCAGTGTATGTCGAGCTGTTCTTTTTAGTGACGGGAAGCAGATAAATATCTGAGTCAACAGTCAGGCGGATAATGGAACCACATCCAGCGATATTGTTCGCATCGATTGCGCTGTAAGGATTTGAACCAAAAGCAATTGTGTTCCCTGACTGGGTGCCAGTGATATCTATAACTGGGATGGAGTCAATATAGTCCTGCACTTCGTCCCCTGTCTGGGTAAGGTTGTAAAGTTCGAGTTCTGACATATTTTTATTTTCAAAGATTTCAAATAATTGGGTTTACTATTCCGTTTCCTCAGGCTTTTCCCGCTCCTCAAAATCTTCGGGGAGCTCGAGGACACCCTCAGGGAGTTCGTTGCCCTGTGCATCCCTGTATCGGTAGCCGAGCAGAACATCGTCGCCGAAATCAATCCCGTCGGCAATTCGTACGCACGTCTTTCCCTCGCCGGCAATAATCCTCTTCGTAGGAGTGCCGTTCCATAGTGTTGCGTCTTGTATTGTCATAATCTGTTTATAAGTCGTTAATACTGAAAATGTGGCTGCTCGCATTCGTCCACCCGCTCGCGCTCTTGTATGTGTTCACGCTTGCATCGGGAACGTAGATTTTGTAATTCGGATGAATCTTGTTTAATGTCGCAGTAGTTACCGCAAAGGTCGGCGGTGTCGTGGCATAGACGATAATCGTTTCAAGGTTGTAGCAATTATCGAAATACAAGGAGTGCAAAGCCTTTGTCGAAGACGGAAGTACTAATTTCCGCAAATTGACGCAAGTAGAGAACGCCGAATTACAGTTGTTCACAGTCGTTATGCCTGACAAATCCCATCCGCTCATATCCATCTCTTCAAGCATATAGCAATATTGACAGAAAAAGGTGTAAGTTGTCAAGCCACTACACGCCCACGTCTTTCCGCTTAACGGGTGAGTTTTCAATTTCGTTGCATATTGGAACATATATGCCATTGACGTGAGCGCGTTGGGCAAAAAGTTCGTGCCGATAGTAATCGTTTCCAAGTTCTCACAATGATAGAACATATATGTCATTGTCGTGACAAGTTTCGTGTCCCAATTTGTGAGGTCAATACTTGCCAAATTGCCACACCCGCAGAAAAGATATGCCAAAGATGTCACTTTCGCCGTGTTCCAATTTTTTATGTTAAGGCTTTGTAGACTGCAACAATAACGGAACATCATTGCAAACGATGTGACGTTACCCGTGCTCCAGCCACTAATTCCGTCAACTTGCTCTAATCTTTCATTATATGCAAAAAGATTATCAAATTTTGTCACGCTACCCACATTCCAATTCGTGAGTTTCAACACCCGAAGACTTGCATTAAGGCAGAAACAATCTGCAAGCGACGTGAACGCCGTGTTTCCGTTGGTTGTGTCGAAAGTCAAATCAAGATATTCGAGCGCGGAGTTAAGAGTCATATTCGCCCACGCCTTTTTGTAAGACGAAGACGCGTTCTTGTAGTTCTTTACCTCATAGCGTCGCAGATACGGGCTGCGTGGTGCGGGTAGATTCTGCGTCCGTTCGCCGTTTACTATCAACTCCATAGCGGTAGACGTATAGATGTAATAACTCCCCGACTCGCGTACACCTGTGAAATCGGTGTTACTTGTCGCCCCGTTTCCGAATCTTACATAAGGCATCGACGCCTGTGAAAGTCGTATTCTATAAACCACATAATCCCCCTCGTCCGTCGGTAGGAGTTCGGTGTAAGAGCCATTGCTCGAGAGTGTCGCCGTGTTGGTAATCACGAAAGCACCGCCCGAGATAGTGCCGCGCTCAATATATACCGAGCCGCTCCCGTTGCGGAAGACGGCAATGCCGTCCTTAACGTTGGAGTCAGCGATTCGTCTACGGCAGTCAAAACTCGCCACCATCCAACAATAGTCGGGGCTCGTGTTATACGCTACATCAATATCGAGCCATCCCGCGGGGCGTATAAATTGCCAATCGTACGTCCAGTAAGGGCTTTGATTCGGATTGCTCCCTGTTGATATTTGGTCAACGAGCGCGGAATAGCCGTCAATCTTTGTCGCTGACGGCACGCTGACACCTTTCGCCTCAATGGACGTTTTTAAATCACTTTTCGCGGTAATAATGCGCGTGAGGTTGGTTGCTATATCTGCCATATTATATGCTCTCCAGTATTGAGTTAATATCCCCAAGTGTAGAATACACCGCGTCGCTTGTTATCGGGTTTGTCGATGCGCTTGTCGGTGTGGTGTCAATAATGAGTGTAACCTCTTTGTTCGCGTCTTTCGTCAGAGGTGTCTTGGTAGTTCCGCCGTCTGTGCTAATATTCACGGCGGCCACATCGGTTTCTGCCTTATTGACGGCTGCCTGAAGTTCGGCTCCCGTCTGGGTAAAATCAAAGTATGCCATAGTTATATCTTTTTATCATTGTTATTCAGAGTCAGCTACACATAGTATGTCACCGTTCGAGTCACGAAGCTCGTTCTCGTTAACATCGCGTGCGATAGTCTTCAGCACCGGGGGAGTCGGTGGTGTAGATCCGCCACCTTCCAATACCGTGAACAGGTAGTCGTCTATCGACTGGAAGACGTTATCGTCCACGTCGGCGAGGTACATCCGTGTCTCGATGGCTGGGGAGCGGTGGAGGGTGAGGGTGTATTCATCATTCCAGGGATTGAAGCTCAGAGCGACAATGCGCCACCGCCACTGCTTAATCCAGAACTGCCACTTCGTGATATACGTCGCCAGCAGGTCGTAGTCCTGGCAGGTGAACTTACACACCACGCGCCTCTGAGGTGCGAGAAGATAGGGATATTCTGTGAACTTCGTCGATATCACCGTGTCGCCTATCAGTCCGCCGTTCTCGCGGTAGCATGTCAGCGGCTGGTCGATGCTCGCCTCTTCCTCTCCCTGGGTGCCCTCGATGGTGTCCGTGTCGGTCACGATGGCGGTGTACTGCTCAAAGCGCAGTGGCTCAGGTGCGATGGATATGCTTTCAACTGAGAGGATATAATGTGCTGGTATTGCCGTCTGAGTGGTGTCGGGCACCACGAACTTAATGACAAGTTCCCCTTTGGCTGGCAGGCTCGTAATACAGAATTTCACCTCACCATTGTCGTCTGGTGTCACGGTGAAGGTAGCAGCCGTCGAACCCCATGTGCCGTCCGACTGCATATATGTGGTATTTACTCCGTCCCACACATACACCTTAAAGGCGAATTTTATTGCAAGGAACGTTATTGCAGTTTCATCGACTTTTAGGTCGTACACATATACGCCCCATGTAAACTTCATATTCATCCACACATCGCCGCTCGGGTGCTCATAGAATTTCACGGAAAATAAGTCAGATCCCGTTGTCCATACCTGTGTCCATCCGATCAGGATGCGCTCGTGGTATTCCTCTCCGCTGCCTGCACATGTGAGGAAGACACCCGGCTCTGATAGTTCACCGTCATTATTTAAGGTTGTGGAATCTTTAAGCTGTGCGCCCTCGAACTCATCGTCGGCAGCTTTCAACCATGCGGCCACCGCATAATCCTTAGGATCGGGTCTTTCTCCGTGTCCGCCGAAGTAACCGCCATCGCCGCTCTTACTTTGAAAGTATGTCCTGGCAAGACTCATCTCCACCTTCTTCGTGTCATTTCCAGTGTAGTTGATGAATATCCTTTTAAACGGCATTATCACTCCGTCGGTGGCCGATGCGTCGCGCGGAGTGTAGGAATTGATTACTTTGTTAACGTCTCCACCTCCGTAGTCGTCAAGTGTTTCCTTTGTGGGGAGTGACACGATGGGAAGGTCGTAGCTCGCATAGCTGCCGTTATAGTCGAATCGGGTGAACAATAAAGTGCCCGGTATGTCGTGGATAACCCATCCGTATGCGTTACATATCGCCTCGATAATGTCAGAATAGCAGGCACCTTCAAACGGTGGAGAATCAGGATCGGCATGTTTGAATTCGCTGTTGAACGGCGAATATGTCAAGCCGTTCACCTTTCCTTCCAAGCCTGGAGCACCTGTCACGTCGGGGAATATCACACCGTTATACTTTCCATCGTTTCCCGATGTGCCGTTCAGATCTATCACAATGGTGTCAAGTAATCCCAGCAGGGACTGGGGTGACACAAAGTCGTATGTGGGGAATCGCTTGCTCACCGTCAGCCCCAGCGGACTGATAATGGGAAAGTCGAGCACTCGGGGGGATGCCACCCAGTCGTTGGCAAAGGACTGCACCTGTAAATATCCCACGAAGTCAAGCCGCTCGCCGTAGTAGAATTCCACATAGCGCGACGTGGCGGTGGCAGGATAGAGGTCTTCGAGTGCGCCGTAGGTGTCTTCCACCACTCGCAGGTAGCCGGTACGATAGCGCAGCACGGTGAGCAGCGACTCATCGTTCTCCTCCTCATACTCGAACGGCTCGGCGGCTGGTATGAGCTCGGTGACCGAACCCGTCCAGCCCTCGTCGTAAATGTAGACGTTGCACGTCGTCTTATTAAGCGACGAGAACGTCATCGACCATCTTTTTCCAAGTGCCATTTATTCCCCTGCTACGTTAAACTGAATCACGCTAACGGTTGACGAGATGTCTCCCACTCCTGGGTCTACATTGTTATTGCGCTGGAGCAAGACCACAACCCTGAAAATTCCGAACAATGCTCCGCTGAATGTCAGATTTAAACCTACTTCCACACCCTCAGGATAGAGGTATATTGTGTTGTCGGTTTTCCCTTCCCTCATACACCGCACGGCCACGTCTTTTCCTTCGTCAAGAAGTCCCTTTATTTGGTCGAAGGAATATGCCGACCAATCGAGGGTAATTTTACCGCTTTCCTCCTCGTAGGGCACATCGAGCATTACGCTCTGCGTTGCCGGGAGGTCGTCATCGTCGCCTGTCGTCAGGCGCATATATGGCTTCACGAGCATGTCGAAGGTGTACGGAATCGTGCTGATGCTCGTAATACTCACGGGACTGCGCTGGTAGTAGCTAAGATCCACGAGCATGAGAGCAGCCTGATAGAGCGATTTTGGCACGGAGCCATATACGTTTATAATGTTCTCATACGTCCGCCCACAGATATTCAGCACCACCTCCTCGGCTGCCTCGCCGTAGAGAGTGAGCAGGTTGTCTTCGATTGTGGAGTCAATGCGGGAATGTGCCTTGATGTAGGCAAGTGTCAACCATTTCATGTGTTACTTTTTATTTTGTCTTTTTCTTTATCCGTAAATATGGCTGTGGGGTTTACTAAAAAAACCGCCGACCTTCTCAGGCCAGCGGTGTTGAGCGAAATAATTACCAAACAATTACAAAAACAAAAGTGAAAAAACATGCTATCTTATACGGTTTGATGTCACATACTCACCACGCCCACGACGGCGGGAGTTGTTGTTAAGGGCGAGTCTGATCTGCTCTCCGCTGATCGTCGCCGTGAGGTTAAGGTTGGAAAAACCACCACCTTGTAAGGAACTCGCCAAATTGCCTTGTTGCGCTTTGTTAAGGATGAGTTCGCCCGAGTTGATCCCATAGTTCGCGGTGCTCAGATTGTCACCGCTCAGGCTGTTCCCTGGCACAATACCACCATTGGCGAATCCCGTCGCACTGTGTATGCTGTTAATCATCGCAATCATTTGGGCTGTCGCAGTCGCTGCAAAGGCTATCCACGCCCACGGGCCCATGCTTGCGGATTGAGCTGTGGCGGTACCATAACCGAGTGCCACCTGTGCGATGGCTTCCGCTATTGTGCCCATCACCTTTGCCGCAGGATCTTCGATGGAGTTAAACGCCTGACCGATAGCACTGACAACCGTGCCGACGGTGTTCGCTGCCTGTTGTATGTTCTTAATACCACCCTTGAATCCCTCGATGCGGGCTTCTACTGCGTCGATCTGTTGTTGGTATATCTGCCACACCTCCGACGATGCACCGCCGAATTCCTTCTGCGCTTCGGTGAGCCGTTTAAGGTTATCCTCCATCGCCGTGAGCTCGTCAACTCTTCCGATGCCGAGATTGGTGGACATAACTGAGTCAGCGATTTTTTTATCAAACTGATTGCCCAGTTGCTGTCCAATCTGCCCTTGATTGTTGGGAAGAACATCACCGACGTTCATTCTTACAATCTTGCCCGTAGCCTCGTCTCTCAGTCGCTGGATTTCCTTGTTCTCGTCTTGTAGTAGTTTGATTTCCTCTCGGATGGCTGCCTTGCGCTCGTCTGATGCCGTCAGATATTCCTGTGTGAGTTCTTGGATCTGCTGCGAGTTGAGCTGCTCATGAGTCTGCACCGTCTTGGTACCACCGCCACCTCCGCGACCACCACCGCCAGATCTACCACTTCCTTGAAGAGCATAGCGATTTCCTTTGAATTCCTCACGAGCGGCGGCAGTACCTTCAGTGACAGCTTGTGCATAGATACCTATCCCTTTTTGTATGCGTGTCTCGCCCTCTGTGATAGCCTTTGCCAGAGCAAGTTGTTGCCGTTCCTCTTTATTGAGTTTTTCGTAGTTGTGATATAACTCTTGCGTTTGGATTGTAATACCATGCTCGTTAGTGGTGGTGGTTGTTCGCGTTTCTAACGTTCTTGCCTCGAGGGTGTCATTGATTTTTTTATACTTATCAAAGGCGGCTTGTCCTTGTGTTATTATTTCATTTGTAACAGTTGCAAGAGATTTTTTTCCTATTTTACCGGGTGTTATCTCGCTTGTGTTGTATGCGTTGGCGATTGTCAGAGCCACCGCTTGTGCTCCCGCTTTTTTCCCGGCATAGACGCTTTGCTTTTGGAGTGTCGCAAGTTGTGACGTGGCAGCTTTCAGTTGGTCATCAACATTTTCCCCTTGCTGTTTCGCAAGGCGAAGTTGTGCAATTTGTTGTTGCACAATGGCAATAGCAGCCTGATTGTTTTGTTTTATACTTCCAAGTCTGTCAAGTGCATCATATAAATCGCGGGCACCTTGTATTGCCGTGCTTAGATTACTGAAGAAGTTCGCCCAGTTTCCACTGTTCAGTGTATTAAGGAAAACATCGTATGCGGCTTCGGCACTTTTAACTGTTCGCCCCCATTCATCGATATTGCTTTCCGACTGGAAGAAAGCATCTTTTGCCACATCGAGAGCTTTTTTACCGACTGAAAGCCCCGCGCTGAACAATTTCATCGCATCGATGTTGAGGACAAATTTATCTTTAAGCTGCCCCAAAATGCCACCAGTCTCGCCGGAGGTTTGGCCCATATTATAGAGTTCCTTCTTTGCCTCGGTGATGCGTCCTTGCAAAGTGTTGAGCGACTCGGCCAAAGCCTTGCCGCCCTCGCTCTTCTTCATCGTGTCCGACATCAGGTTGTATGTGTCGGCCATCTCATTATATGCCTTTACTAACTCCCTGACTTTTTCTTTAGCATTTGTGGCCCCGGTAGCCTGTTCTCCGAGAGCACGGGCGGATTCTATCGCCTTGTCGGAGAATTCCTTGAAGTCCTTCCCGGCAAGTTCGGCCATGTGTACCATATCCTTCATGCTCTTCACTGAGTCACGAAGTTTCGAGTCGTATTGGGTGGTTTCTAATTTAAACCTGGTGATTACATCTGCCATGTCCTAATATATTATGCCTTTAATAATGTCGTCGATCATCTTGTCGATATGATGCGCTGCGTTTTCAAGTTCAGCCTGCGAACGTGGTCCGAACCAGTTGCGGGCTGCTATGTGACCACGCTTGCCACGTCCACCTGTGCGCTCAACGAAAGCACTATATTGGCTCAGCGTCTTACCGTTCCTTCCGCTGCCGCTGTATCGGTCGCGGGTGCCGTTATTGAGCCACTGCAAGACCATCCAACGGTCGCCACCCTGATAGCTCATCATGTCGGTGGTACGACCAGAGCGTTTCATGCGGTTGCCACCACGTCCGTAGGGGTCTTTCGTTCCCTTGCGTGGTGGTTCATACAGACGCATACTCCCGGCACGTCTCGGACTCAGGATGCTGACGTTACCACCGAAGATTTTGCGATAGACAGCCATCTTGATAGCTTTGTACGACTTTCGCGGGTCGCTGTCCATCTGCAGACCGCTCTGAGCGTCGTCTTGCAAAGACTTGCGCACCTTGGCCAAGGTCGCACGGATCACCTCACGGATGCGTCTTTGCATCTCTGGGTTCTTCGTCGAAGCCTCGCTGAATTTCTTGATACGTTCTTCGAGTCCTTCTATTTCTACCAGTCCGTTGGTTGTTGCCATAATTATAACCCCCCGACATCACGTCGGGGGGTTTACTATTTATGAGATATACAATCTAACAACTGTTACCCCCGCCTCACGGCGGGGAAAAAGTATAGTTGAATCGAGATTGCGCCGCTGCGCTTGACAAAAAACTTTTATTTACCTTTTAACCTAAACAATAATGTATTATAATATGAAGAATTTTAAAAGAGGGGCCCAGTGCCGAGGAAGCGGAAGCTCCCCTGGCAGAGATTGCCGATGGTGGCTGTTATCACGTTCTCTGTGCAGATGGCATTGCCGAAGCGTTTATCGTCTTCGTCGTCACGGTTCTGGATGGTGATGGTGTATGTCTTGCCCTCCTCAATTTCGCCCTTCAGAGCTGTCACGAGGTAGCCCATGCTGATCGTCCATCCCTTTCGCATGGTGTAGTACTGATGCCAGTCGCCGTTGCCGGGACTCGACACTTCGTCGGTGTCGGCGGTGATGTGTAACTCACAGGATCGTGACGACGCGATGGTGGTGCCGTCAGCCTCGATTATAATGTTTCTTCCGTGTAAAATCATTTTTTATTTTATCACACTTTCGCCTGTGGGGTTTACTAAAAAGAAAAAGGGCGACCGCTGCCGCCCGTGAAATCTGAAAAGTGTAAACTTAAAAACTAATAACTTAAACAACGAATTTTTTGAAGAATTTGAAGCCGAATAGTCCGAGAGATGCTGTTGCGATGCCCATCACGATGCGGGCAAGCCAGATCTGAAAGTTCTGGAACGATGACAACCGTCGCGGCACTTCCTTTGTCTGCACCACCTGGATGGTGTCGTGTGTCGCCACGAGGGTGGTGTCATGCACTTGTTTCTCAATGTACTTCGTATGCCAGCGGTCGCGCTGCTGGTACACCGTGTCGCCCTTCATCCACTGGTTGACGAAGATGCTATCATGCAACCATACGGAGTCGCGCTGTGTCTTGGCGATGTAGCATGTGTCGGTCTTTATCGTCACATGTTCGATAATTTTGGGAGAGCAGCCGCACATGATACAGCAGAGCATTACGGCTGCGATTATGAACACCATAATACCGATGGCGTTCATGCATCCGGCGAAGAGGGTGAACTCCTCTTCGTCGTAGTCTTGTCTGTATCCGTCGTCATTCATAGTCGTTGAATCTTGCGGCCTCCCAGATGCGACGCGACACCAGTCCGCCGAGTTTCTTTTTCCCTGAATACACCCATTTTAGAAATTGTTCCTGGCACTCCCACGTTTTCTTTCCGCCCTCGATGTATTGGCGCAGGGTAGAGCTCTGGAAAGCTACGATGCCGCAGTTATACATGAAGTCGACCACCGCGTCGTATCTGCCTTGCGAGGTGAGCCCTTTAATCTTGTCTGCGGCTTTCTCGTAGATGGCAAGGTCTTTCTTCAGCAGCTGCTCGGCTTGGTATTGTGTGATGTGGTCACCACGTTGAACACCTGCGGTGTGGCCGTAGCCTATCGTCCACACTCCTTTCGCATCTTGATAGGCTGTCAGGCGCAGACCTTCCATGCGTTTCAAGTACTTTATCAATGTCTCCGATGCTTTCATCGTCTTATATATCTTAGCCACCGCCAGAACTTCCGGCGGTAGACGTAATCGAAATCGTGCTGGTTGGCATACGCCTCGCGCTCGAAGCTGATGTTCCTATAAGCGCGTCCCTTGCCGAAAAGTTTTCTAATCATCCACTCGACTATGTATATAATGAAGAACGGCAGCCACAGGAGTTCCACCTGTTGCCGTCCGTGTATGCGCTCGTGGTTCTCGTCTACGTCGAAGAACGGCATGTCGCTCCTCACGAAGACAATCGGCCATATCGTCAGGGCACGGAAGCCTTTAATCGGGATGATTTTGTTTCGTATTATTATCATTTTCTTCTTTCAAAATTATAGTCTTGCGGTTCGGACACCCTGCGACAGAACAAAGAAAAGGGCGCATCTCGCGAATCATGCGGTCGTTGTTAGCCACTTTCATCTGAAGTTCCCGCACTGTCTCGTCTGTCTTGTCTATACGTTCACGCAGGTCGCTGTTCTCCTCGCGTAAGTGGTGGCGGTCGTCTTTTAGTTCGCTGATGTATGCCTTTTGCTCGTCACGGTCGACCTTGATGTCGTTGATGAGCTGCTGGTATACATCTTGCAATTCTTTGGCCGCACTCGCCTCGGCTGATGTCGCCTCGGCCTCCTCTTTTCGACGGGTGTACCGCCAAGTGAAAAACATACCAATACCACCACCTCCCAGAAGGAGTCCTACAATGCTGATGATGTCACTTATACTGATTTCCATTTATTTGTGATTTTACTAATTTATAGTCATAATCATCGTAAGGGTTTACTATTTTAATACCGAATACCGAGGCCCACTGAATTTCGATATTTGCTCCGCGAGAATACTCCCACCCGGGCAGCATTGCGATGGCATCGCAGCGGGAAAGGTGCCAGAGATCATATAATAGTGTCAGGCGGTAACCCATGATGCGGTAGAGCCACGGCCAACGGCATGGGAACAGTCGGGTGGGGTTCACTACCTTCCATCCCTTTTCTTTTAGTTTTTTCTCGTTACCACCAAAATATGCCATATATCCGAGACGCGGCAGACCTGAAATCGGGCCACTTATATATATTTTTTTCGCTTTTTTCATTCTTCTCGCATTTTTTGATATTCGTGGTCGGAATATATCATATAACAGTCTTTTGTTATTACTACCCAGTCGCCAGGGAAGAGCATATAACATGCCACGAGATTACCGTGGCCGTCGTATTGCTTTGCGTTGCGCAGCCGATAAAATATTTTTCCCTCAGTTTTAATGGCCATTTTTACGATGGGCAACTCAAATATTGCCCGCGATATTCGCTCGGGTACTTGTATCGCGTGTCTGCTCATAATTTACCAATATAAAGAGTCAGTAACTGCCTCGAGAGCTCGCTCGATGGCGGGAAGGTGTTCACTAATTTGGTGGATGGACACCGCCGACCAGATCATGGCAATGCCAGCGCACACAATGAAGATCAGAATCGCAATAAAGAAGAGATTCCAGAATGTGTCAATAAGTTTTTCTTTCATAGTTCCAATTTTTCATTTATCATTTATTATTTATCATTTATTTCTGTATCTGCCCCTCGGCGGCATCGTAGAGGATGAGTCCTGAGAGAAGCATCTGCACGGGATCGACCTTTGTCGAGGCGGCTCCGTCTTTCTTTACTGGCTTGAAGTTGTTCATGCCGTCGGTCGATTCCTGAAGGACGCAGCAGCCGAAGCAGTACGGCCAGAGAGGATTACGCGAGAAATGAATCATCGGATCGGGGATTTGATTGCCGTCGGGTGCCATGCGTGAGCGTTTCACCATGTAATCGAACTCACTCACGGCGGGATTGTATGTGGCAAAGTTCTGCCGCACGGGTTGGATGATGTCTTTCGGGTTCAGTCCAAGCTCGAACACCCACTGGTTCATCGCGTTCACCACGAGCTTCGCATTATATGGATCGTATCCGAACGCGGCGAAGTTCACGCCTTTGCCGTCGAGTTCGATGATGCGGTTCACAGGCCACGCGGGATCGAACGTCTTGCCGGGCACGATGTGAAGCCATCCGTCCTTTGCCCATTTATGTAAGAGCTCATGGATCGGGCTGTCGTTCACTGCCTCCTCTGACATATATACATCCATGTCGGCGAAAAACTCGTCGGTGCGGATGTTATATGCGAGGTAGGCATTGCCGTTCAAGTCGTCGCCTTTCGAGAAGTCCTGACCGCAGAAGACAATCCACCCTTCCCTGTCGGGACAGTCGTCGATACGCTTGTCTATCTGCAAGGCTCGTATCTCTTCAGGCGACACCCACTCCTTCGTGGTGGCTCGCTGATATACGTTCAGAAACTTCGACACGAACTCGCCGAGGTCGCCCTCCATCTTCGCTTTCTGGGCACCGTCTTCATAAAACTGATGCTGCACTATCTTGCCGAGCATCGGGTTGATCTTCCGCCGCAGATCGCGCGATGTGAGCAGGTATTCCTCGTCGCTTTTTTCCCAGTCGTCGGGCTCGAAGCACAGGCAGAGAGTGCGGTCGCTGCCGAGTCCCGGCATGTCGCTCCCATCCTCGAAGTCGAACTCCTTTTCCAATAGCCGGTGCAGTGCGTCGAGCTTCTCAATGAACGGCCCCGTCGATATTCGTCCCGCCGTGGTGGTGGTGAACGTCAGCGGCTCACGCCTCGGGCCCATAGACGATTGGATAACATCGACGAGCATCTTCATGTCGCTCTTGCCGTTGGTGTATGGTGCACTTCCGTACTCATCCGCACAGCACAGCTGGGCATACATTCCATCCTTTGTCTTGCCTCCGGCTGATAGTGGTCGGATGCTCGAGTTACGGATGGCGTGGTATTGCGGTCGCCAGTCGGCCACCGTCTGCGTGAGTCGCATACGTCCTTTCCCCTCGTCAAGTTGGCGGAGCATCTGGGTGGTGCGGCGGAATAAGAGCTTGCTTTGATCGCTACTGTTGGCGCAGCAATATGCCTCGCTGTTCTGGTCTTCGAGCAAGAAGAACACCACCTGAATGAATGCCGAGAGGCCTGTCTTATCGGTCTTGCGCGGAGCGTAGAACGTGAAGTCGATGCACAGCCGGCGAAGGTCTTCGATGTATCCGTCGTCGGTGACTCTCTCGGTGGGGAGCATACTGCGTGAGCCGATCTCGTTCTCGGTGTTTATCCATGTTTGAAAGCCGAACACCGATGCCAGCACGAAGATTTGGAAAGGCTCAAAGCGATATACCACGTCGCCATTCGTTCCAGGCTGTTTGATACCTCCGCGCACATAGTGCCATAGTCCTCGCTCATCCGCTTGCCATTCTCCCTCGCGCAGTCGCACCACCTGGCGCACCTTCTTGTGATTGAATTCATAGGTGCGAAGCAGCCGTAAAAATTTTACGGCGCACAGGATTTCATAGGTGTTATGCTGATCGGGAATTGTGTACATATCGACAAAGTAACCACAGAGTCGGCTGTCGATTTCTCTCACCGCGTCCGCCTGCTCCTCGAAGTGACGTTGTAATATATCAATGGCTCGTTGCTTATCCTCGCGTGTCATTTTATTTGCATTTTTATTTCCAACTCTTCACACTTCCGCCGTTCATATTTTAGATCTGCCCATAATTGGAGGTTGTCGCATTTCAGCTCGCGCTCGATGTCGGCATCACTCACGCTGCCGTTTACCTTCGGGTAGATGCTGACCATCTTTGTGCCCGTGTGGTCCGCCAGGCTAATGCGGTTACTCTCCAACACTTCCTCGCTGATAATGTCTGCGATGGCTGCGATGACGGTCGTCACCTCGTAAGCCTTTACACCAGTACGAGCGGCAATCTTATCAGCCAACTCGTTGTTGGTGATTTCGTTGTTAATCACCGCTTCGGCAAAGAAGCTGTGGCTGCCCTGCTGGGCACTCGTCGGGTTGTACTCCCGAACTCTGTACTTCACTTTACTCATTGTCGTATCGTTTTAATTGTTCGATGTCGTTCATAAATCAAATAATGTCTTTGTACGTTCCATTCGGCTGTTGATGATTTCCATGTACTTGTCGGAAATCTCGAAGCCGAGGTAATGCCTGCCGAGAGCACGGGCGACGTATGCCGTTGTGCCGCTCCCCATGAACGGGTCAAACACGATGTCACCCTCATTCGACCACGAATTGATTTGGTCGGCAGCTAACTTTTCGGGAAAGACTGCAGGGTGTCCCGTTTTCTCTCCACCGATGCCATAGGTGAACACGTTGCCGTGTATCTTCGTCTCGCGTGTCATCTGTACGTCATCCTCTCGCAGATACTTAGCCGTGCGCTCCTCAGTATTGATGGTTCTGCCCCATTGCTGCAGACATCCGGCACGCTTGCATTTCTCCATGATGGGATTGAACGTCTTCGGCCGTCCCTTCGACAGACAGAACATGTACTCGAACATCTGCTCATATCGTGGTTGCGTCTGCGGTATCGGATTCGCCTTCATGTAGAGCATCGTGTCGTACAACTTGAAACCGCACTCCATGAAGAAAAGAGCCTGACGGAATGAAGTGCCCGTCTCGCTCCCGTCGATGGTTGCGTCACCGACTACCCAAACGACCACACCGCCCTGCTTTGTCACTCGGTACAATTCCCGTGCGATGTTCTCAAAGTCGAAGCAATAGCCGTTGTATGTCCGCAGGTTGTCGTATGGTGGCGATGTCACCGTGAGGTCAACGCTCTCGTCTGCCATTTGACGCATACCTTCGAGGCAGTCCATATTGTAGATGTTGTCGATTTCCATGTCAGAATAATGATAATTGTCGTGTTTCCTTCCAGATACGTTTGTTTGCCCAATCCACGTAACGCTCGGACAATTCGCTGCCGATGTAGTTACGCTTTTCCATTGCGCAAGCGACTGCCGTTGTGCCCGTCCCCATGAACGGATCGTAAATCGTGTCGCCTTCCTTAGAGTATAGGAGCATGAGTTTTCGGCATAGTAGCGTCGAATATGTTGCCTTGTGTATTGGGCAGTTCTCGTCGTTGTTCGGTGCCTCGATGAAGTTAAACACGTTGTTGTAGTATTGCTGCCCTACCTCGCTGGTCTTACCCTCTCCCTTGTAGCACTTGAACGTGTCTTGCTCATTCTTGCGGCACATCACGAACACGAACTCACAGATGCGGGTCAGCTTGTTATAGTTCGTGTTGCTTGGCAGTGCCGACGGCTTCTTCCAGATGATGCAATCGGCCACCTCGAAGGCTGTCTGCTTCTGCACCTCGGCTATCAAGTTCCACATCATGCCCGGACGCTGTGCCGAATACGATATGTTGTAAAGTACGCAGCCGTTCGGTTTAAGAATCTTGTCGAAAGACTTGAATAGGCTCACAGTCCAGTCGATGTATTCCTCATCCGTCTTGTAGTCCTCAAACGATTCGTACCTTTGCGAATGGTCGTAAAGGTTTCCGCCTCCCCGGTCGGTGTTGTATGGCGGTGATGTCAGAACCACGTCGATGTCGGTTAGTTCTTCCATCGTCTTCAGACAATCTTCGTTATAAATCTTGTTCACTTCTCTCATAGTTCCTTATCAATTAAAAGAGAGCGGCCAAATGGTCGCCCTCAATGTTCAATGTTCAATGTTCAATAGTGAATCACCCTTCCAGCTCGCCACCGCCCTGCTGGTTGCCGCCGTTATTGTCGCCAGAGTTACCACCTTGTGCGGGTTCGTCGTCGTTGGGAATGGCAGTGTCGGTTGCTACCGTCTTTGGCTATCGCCCACCTCTGTCGCGACTCGGCAAAGCTCATGCAAGCATGGCTCTGCTCTCGCTGCTCCATCGGTTCAATTTAACTGGAGTCTCCAGCTGACTGAGCAGATACTCCTCCATTGTCTGTTGTTCTTTTGGCATAATTATACGTCATTAATGTCATTTAAAAGACTCGACAGCTTGTCATGATCTTCGCCTCCCTTCTTCGTGTTCTCCGTTACTTTGCTCGGGGTTGTTCGATAGTTCAATCCGAGTGCCTCAAATTGCATGAGCAGAGTGCGCTGGAGCTTGTCATAGTATGGTAATAAAGGATTCACTTCATTTTTCATTTGAGCCATCGAACCAGCTTGGATTGTTACCAGGCTATTCGTTTCCTCCAGTTCCGCCTGAATCTTGTCGAGCATTACGAGGTTCATTGCCGTCGACCTTACTTGCGGGATTAGCCACGGCTCGCAGTTCGCTCCCGTTCGGTTCTTAATCATTTTGCGCAACTCTAAATCGTAGGCGTGCGCTGTTTTTTTCTTTGTCATTATTGTCTTGATTTTGGTTTTGGCCCTCTCTTCTCGTGGAAGATAATGGGCAGTTGTTGACTTTCTTCCCACGGCAATCGTTCCTCGATGTATGCCTGTGTGGGTACTCCATAGAAGCCGCGCTGCCGCCATGCCTCCCATGTATGGTCACAATAGCGGTGGCGCGGGTGCTTTGCATCTGCCTCGCTTCTCTTGCTTCGTGCCTTACGAGCTGTCATTGCATTACGAGTGGCGATACAAACGTGCGTCTCCTGACTTCCATGACTGAGCCGCCACTTTGGTACCAAGCCAACAAGCGGACACTGGCAGCACGCATCAGGCTGTTCACGTTCAATCTTTACTTTGATTAAATTCTTCTTTGGCATTTTTAATTTTATTTTGTCATTCGTGGGGATAAGTGGTCAACGGTGTGGACTTGCTCCGTGTACCGTTCAGCCTGTGGCGTGGAAAAATGAGAATTTCAAACTACACCCTTTCATCTCTCGTA